GCTATTCTGGTAATCCTATTTTTGTCGAGCTTGTACAGCATACGCCAGGAGATAAGAGAACTTAACAAAACTCTTATAGAGCTTAGTATCGATTACAATTTGGAAAAATTACATGATTCAGATCCAAGTAAATTTGGGTACGTACCCGGATATATGGAAGCGAAGTTGGCTGTAAATAGAAGAAAACGTGAACTCTTCGCGAAAGAAGATTTTGGAAAGGAGCAAAAGCTATGATGAGTCCAATGGAGGTAAATACATATCTTGGTATGGTGAACCTTGTCCTCAGACAAGTAGATACTGATGAAGACCCGCAGGCCAAAGAAATCAACAACAAGATGCGGGAAGCGCTCGCAACGGCGCAGTTATATCTGATGGAGATGAGCATGGAGGCCATAGTAAAGGAGCTTGGCAATGAGTAGGAGAGGCACCTGGCGCACCTTGATAGCCGGCAGCGAAAGCCCTATTAAGGATGCGCTTTTATATTGTGATCAGAACGGCTTGGATCACAGAGATTACACGTTCAATGCGTGGACCGGACGCTGCATGGTAACTATTCTGTGCAGCAGGATCCACTGGAAACATATTCTTGGAATTGTTGAAGGGAGAGTGTAGAGATGGAACGTGTCAACACACCAAAACATGTAGCGTTTGGCTTTTGCACATACTGCGAAGGATGCCCCTACGCGGAACTCGATATTGTAGAAGACATGTGGGAATGCGGGGTCAGTACGGTTGTGACTTGTAAGAATGAGGATATTTGCAAGTGGGTGTACTGGATCGCAAAGGAAGAGATTAGCGAGGCGATGAAAGAGAAGGAGGCTGAAAATGACTGAGTATGAAATCAGGCAATACACCGTTGTCGGCAAAACGGTCATCAGAAACGTTAGAATCGATGTGGTCGAGTCGCTTAGAGATGCTGGATATTCCGAAAGCGTCATCGCGCTCATCATGAACCAGCCCGAGAGCACGATCCTCGCTCTTACGCCCGATAACTATGTTAATGGGTACGGGCCGTTGCCTGCTAAAAAGAAAACCGGATACATCGCATATTCCACCAAACAAGCACCGCAAGAGGGCAAGACCTATAAAGATATGCTGTTTTCCACCTTGGAAGATGCGGATACAGTACTCAACAATATGAAGACTATTATCTATGAATACGGGTTTGTAAGCGTTGCAGATTTTTATGATCTTGTCGGCGTCACGGCTAAGTATGAGGATAATAAAGTTGGTTGGCGCAACATAGACTCGGCGTATCCAGAAATGTATAACGGCGGTTGGAAACTGATTCTGCCGGAACCAGAGGAGGAAAAGAAATGAAACTATATTCTGATGAGGCGATTAGAAATTTCTACTCGGCAGGCTTTCCGGATGTTCGAGTCCAGTCACCATATTTTTCTATCCAGGACATCCTTATGAATCTTGATGCGATCCCGCCCAGCTTTGTAATTCAGGCAGAGGAGAGCTACCGAATCTGCTATGTGGATACATGGCAGAGAGAACATCAGAAGGCACTCTTCCATAAATGGGTGGATAATCCTATCACTAGAAAAGACGGTGTGCAGGTCATGCAAACGCTGGCGCTTGTCGAGTTTGAAGATGGAAGCGTGGCTAGAGTCGAGGCGAAAAGCATCCGCTTTGACGACAGCCCTCGATATTTTGAGCAGCACGTCTGGACGGGAGACATTGGAGGTGAGCTTGGTGAGACTGATTGATGCGGATGCTCTCATGAAGATTGTCGACTCTGAAATAGAAAGAGTTGAAGAAGAAATGAGAGATGCTGAAGAAAGACCAAATTTATATACCGACGAGTTCAGAAAGCATAAATCGTATATAGTTGCGGGTATGGCTCATATAGCGCAAGACATACTTGAAGCGCCAACGGTAGATGCAGTTCCTCTAGACCAGTGTAAAGAGTGCAAAAATTTACTGCTGCCATTCAAAGGATGTAGCGCGAATCCATGCGTAGACCGCAGGAGGAAATATGACATTTGTTCCGACGGAGAAAGGAAAGGTGATGAGTGACATGGCTATGAAGTACGAAGATTGGCTCCGTGGGTGTGTTCATCACGATGGGCGAAAAGGAAATGTATATCTGCCATGCGACATGGTGCTTGCAATAGCAGACTGGATAGAAGCGCACAGAGATGTCGCACCAGTTAGGCATGGGCATTGGATTAAGATTAGCCCTGCTGGCATCTATGAATGTTCAGAGTGCGGAAAGAATGTAATGACAAGCGACATTGAGGCCTACGTGTGGTGCCATGGATGCGGCGCAAGAATGGATGGTGAAGACAATGAGATTGATTGATGCCGATGCGCTGGAGATTGACATGGTAATTGAGGAGGCTGAAACACCATTAATGCCGTGGTATCCATCGCATATGCCTATGCGTAAGACGTTGGGTGTGAGCATAGAACAAATCGACAACGCACCAACGATAGACGCTACGCCTGTGGTTCGATGCAAGGATTGCAGATGGCAAGAAGAGTGCGTAATAACAGAATTATGGGGCGGTGGAAACGGCTACTGTAGAAGCGGAGAAAGGAAAGACGATGAGTGACGAATACATCAAGCGAGAAGATGCGATAAAAGCATCAACACCTGCTTTTAGAAATGCTTTTAGCGACTGGGAAGTTGGGTGGATTGAATCGAAGGATGATACAAAAGACATGATTGAGAATTTGCCATCTGCCGATGTCGCACCAGTACGGCATGGGCATTGGATATGCTTGAGAAATTGTTCGAACGCTGGCATCTATTGTTCCGCGTGCCACAAAAAGGTTTACGAAGAGCAATATTCAAACACGATGAAACCGCTTTCTCCGTGGTGTCCTAATTGCGGCGCAAAAATGGACGAAGATAGTGAGCCTCTTATGGAACACGAGGTATTTTTTGGAAAGGAGTAAGAGATGACAGATAAAGAACTGATTAAAGCCGCCGCTACAAAATTTGCGGAGACCGCTTACGAAACCAGAACATCTGCATTCGAAGGGATTTCCTATGTCGAAGGAATTCGATTCCAGATCACGCTAAAGAAACTTAAGAATCCTGTGGATTATGATGAGGAGGAAGACAAATGATGTTCACATTAGGGAATTGGATAGCTATCGGTTTGATATTTGTGATTGTGCTCGCTCTTTCCATTGGCGTTGGAGTCGAAACAGAAGACTGGAAAAGCGGGCTTATTACATTTGTCGTCGGTATGGTTATTTTAGTTCTAATAGCTGCGGGGATCGGATTCTACAACACCCATACGGAAAGCGGTAAGCGTGCGCTTAAGAGCTGGGAAAGCGAGAAGAGCGGAGGGCTCAACCGGATCGTACATGTTTATGATATGGAAGGAGAAGAGATCGCTACTTACCAGGGTAAGTTCGACATTGAAGAACATGCTGAGGAAGGGATCGTAAAAGTCAAGTTCGACGTCGACGGAGAACGTCATATTATCTATTGCTCTACCGGGACGGTAGTAATTGACGAGGTTCCAGAAGGAGAGGAAGAAGAGTGATGGAAAGAAAATGCAAATACATTATTAGATGGTACCCGGTAAAACCAAATGACAACTTGGAGGTTCAAAACATCGATGCCAGCGTCCGGGTTGCCAGCCGTCAAGATGTGCAAGACCTGATAGATTTATATCGCGTGCAGGTGGACTTGTTAAATGGGCTTGGGTTTGATGCGAAAGACGGGGATATTCTGTTTTGCAATAACCAGACTTGGATAATGACAGAAGCGAAAAACGCCAAAGAAGCATTAGATATTTTCTTTGCGAAAATAAAAGAGCACAACGAGAGGAGGAAGAGCGATGAAAATGGGCGTTAAGGAGATTATTATAGATCCTGTTAATAACCCAGAGCATTATACGTACGGCAGGGTCGAATGTATTGATGCGATGATCGATACGCAAGGCGTCGACGCTGTAATCGACTTTTGTAAGTGCAACGCGTTTAAATATTTGTGGCGCCATAAGCATAAGAATGGGCTTGAAGATTTAGAAAAAGCCGAATGGTATCTTAAAAAAGCAATCGAGCTTAGCCATGAGCATGTTACACGCGTTAACACGAGCGCCGATGAAGTCATTTTAGTTCCAGAAAGGAGTAAGAGATGAACTTAAGACCATATTTGCCGGCCATCTTGACCGGCATGGCACAGGCCGGAACTGTTTTCACAGCCGGTTTTGCGATTAGCGGGACCATTAAAGCAACTGATAAAGTAAGAGGAAAAAACCTTAAGAAAACCGAGATCTTAAAGGAAGTCGCGCCTGATTATATTCCTATGGCGGCTGCGACTCTGTTTACCATGGTCTGCATCGCGGGCGCCAACAAAGCGCATATTAAGACAGAAGCCCTTATGGCCGGAAGCCTTGCCGCTGCGTATGAGTACCGCGATAAAGTCAAGGAAGTCATCGGCAAAGACAAGGAGAAAGATATTTACAACAAGTCCCAGGTTGATCACGCCAAGAAGGCGATGGATGGCGATCTTCCTCCTTGGTCACCTGACGCTGGTAAAATGTGGTGCTACGAGCCGATCAGCAAGCAGTATTTTCAGACCACAATGGAGAAGATCCTCTGGGCGGAGATGATTCTTAACAAGGAGCTTAATTCCACTTGGGGCATTCGCTTCAACAAATTCTTAAAGCTTCTCGGTTGCAAGCCGTATAAGCACGGAGATGAAATTGGCTGGTGGGCTTGCGACTGTGAAGGCTACTGGGATTACAACTGGTCATATTTTGGGCATGGCGGTAATCCTTGGGTTGAGATTCGGCCGATTCTTAGTGAAGTGGATGGCCAAGAAGTAATGGTCCTTGTGTATGACGTGCAACCCGATATTAATCCTGACGATGAGAGTCCTAAGGAGGAAGAGAAATGAATGAGCATAAAGAATTCGAAATCGTAAACGCGTTGGGCTATCAGGTTATTTTGTGTGAAACTTGCAAGCCGTATGAAGACCCCTTCTATAATTTCGCGGACAAAATGTTAGAAAAATTTGGCTTTGATGATCAGGCGGATGCTGCCGAATTAAGAGACTGTTTCATTGAAGCATTTGAGAAATACTGCGGGGTTAAATTCGTAGACATTATCGATCATTTTTAGGAGGAAGAGAAATGACTGATCTTGTAGAACGTATCGCCGAAAAGCAAAAGGAGATGCTGCCTGGTAAAAAGCAGCTATATTTTTCGAACCTCTCCCAACCGAGCATCCACGAGATAGCCGCGGCCATTCTTACCATCCGCAGCGTATGCAAGGCTCGTGATGGTAGATGCGAAGGGTGCATGCTTTCTATATTTGATCCGTATGACAAAAGCCATACATGCGGACTGTGGGAAGATGCTCCGTGCGCGTGGCATCTTAACGCACCTCCCGCAAAACCATGGAGAGCTTTCGAGCAGCTGGATTCGCAAAAATAACACACCCTCTTATAGGAGAGCACGGAACAGGCTCTCTTATTTTAATGTCTTAATTACAGAAAGGAGCAAAGACATGACAGCAAAGAAACTGATTGTAGAATGCTTTGCGGTGTATGGCGTGGCCTGCGCAGCGAGCAAACTCTCCAAAGCATATTTGGACGAGAACGGCAAAAGGATCGCTACTGGTGTAGCGGCTAAGATCATCGACATATTCTTCGATGAGTATGAGCCAAAAGACCATCAGAAGCGTCCTATTTCTTTTGAGACCCGCAATGAAGCTAAAGTGGTCCTCAATGAGATGAGCGATATTATCCGTGATTACGGTAATGTGACGCTCGCGGATCTGTATGATCTTGTCGGGCTTAATGCTAATGGTAAGGACATGTGCTACGGCTGGACCGATCTTGACCGTGCGCATGTTGTGAGAAAACGCTACGGCGACTATCGTCTTAGCATGAGAAGACCTCATAGAGTCAATAAGTAGAAAGGAGCTATATTTATGAGTATCCAAGCTGTTGCAAATGGAGTGAAGATGTTCCTCATTCATAACAACGCCTCAATCATGACGGGCGTTGGAATTGCAGGGGTGCCGGTCACGGCATATCTTAGCGGCAAGGCTGCAGTCAAAGCAAGCAAAGAACTCGAGAAGATGAAGTACGAGTCTGACAAGGAACCAGCGCTTATCGACAAAGCCAAGAAGGTCGCTCCTATATTTGTACCGCCTGTTATGGCGGCGGTGACAACCATGGGCTGCATCTATGGCGCAAACTCGGTCAACGCAAGAAGGATCGCAGCACTTGCCGGTGCATATTCTATGAGCGAGTCAGCGTTCAAAGACTACAAGGAGAAAGTTGTCGAGATCGCGGGTAAAAAGAAATCGGACGATATTCATGATGCGACGGTCATCGACAAGGTCCAGGCGAACCCGCCGAAAGAAGACGATATTCTCAATACCGGCTTTGGCGACTCACTGTGTTATGACAGCATTAGCGGGCGATATTTCAGATCGAACAAAGAGGCGATCGACAAGGCGTTCCTTAAGATCAACAACGATATTTTAAAGGACGACTATGCTTCCTGGAGCGATCTGATGTATAATCTGGGCCTTCCGGAGATGGGCGCTGGAGAAGTTCTCGGCTGGTGTGAGGAGATCCAGCAGACATATACTTCGACACTGTCGGATGACTTCACGCCTGTTCTGGTGGTCGACTATCCGATGCCGATCGTAGACTTTGCGTACTCGTGTTAGTACGCAGAAAAAACACAGCCTATAATAGAAGATAGTTCTTATATTCTTGAAAGGAGAATAACAATGGAAAAGATTAATGTTGAAATGACTGGTAAAATTGCTGAGGATGTTCAGAAGGCAATTAGCAAAGGATCTAGCAACAAGGTTACAGCTATCGCGGCTGGCCTGACTGGTGCAGTGATCGGTGGCATCGCGTTCGCGGTGAAGAAGATCAAAGCCAAGAAGGCGGCTAAGATGGAAGAGCCTGCTGCAGAAGAAGCAAAGCCCGAGGATATTCCGGTAACCGAGCCGGAAGAAGCAGAAGTCGAAACTGAGGAGTAATCCTTTAGGATAAGACTATCTAGAAAAGGGGAGGCGCCGACACGGCGTCTTCTCTTTTTTATGAAAGGAGCCAAGTAATGAGACTTATAGAAATTGAAAGAGATTTTAGCGACAGTGTTACTGATCGGATCAATATTTGTTTAGTGGGCCACCTATCTACGGAAGAAATCAACCATCTTAAATACTTGCACGATTCGCTTCTCGACATCGATTTAACAACTTGGGGCATTAAACACGATAGAGACCTGGCAATGGCCTATGCTGTGAAAAGAGCATCGAAAAGAGCATCCTATAAACCTAACCGGGTTATTTTTAACCCTCCAGCTACTATCGTCTTCTGGAACGATGGGACTAAGACGATAGTAAAGTGTCGCGAAGACGATAATTTCGACGAAGAAGTCGGGCTTGCTATGGCTATCGCACAGAAAGTGGCAGGCGATAGATCAAAATATAAGAAGATGATTAAAAACGCATCCCGTCCGCAAATGAAAAATGTGAAAGGAGCCAAGTAATGAACTATGAAGTTATTAAGAACGCTGGCCTTATGATCGCAAAAATTGGTGCCGGCGTTGGTGTTAATCAGACAGTATCTAGCATGTGCAAAGCGGTGCTTCCGCCCGCTACAAACGGCGTGCAATCCGTCTGTCAGGGCCTTGGCATGATCGGGATGACTGGAGCGGTGTGCGACATGGTCAATGACCATTTTGACCGCACGGTTGCTAGTATCGAGCAGTGCGTTAAAGGTATCAAAGAGGCTAAAAAGCCCAAACAGGAAGCTGAAGCTTAAGACAAAAGGCGCTGTGGCAACATGGCGTCTTATTTTTTGTCCTAAGAAAGGAGAAGCTAATGGCAGAAGTCAAAATTACCGAAAGTCTATATCCTTCTAACTCCAAGCAAAAGAAAGAGAAGAAGGTGGAGAAAGTTATTTCCGGGGATGTGAAGACAAGAAAGCAGCCTCTTAAAACAAAGCTTGCTCATACATTCATCGCAGACGATGTCGATGATGTGAAAAGCTATATTTTTACTGAAGTTCTCATCCCGGCTATTAAAAACACCATCTCAGAGATGGTCACAAAGGCGATGGACCTCATATTCTGGGGAGATTCCGGTTCTAAGAAAAGCAAAGGAACGTACGTTTCGTACAACGCATATTCTTCGGGCAAGAGCCACAAGCAAACCTCTAAGAAAAGCGCAGACTTCCGCGATATTATCTACGACACAAGAGGCGAAGCCGAAGAAGTTCTTAGCAACATGACGGATCTGATTGTAGATTACGGCGCCGTTAGCGTTGCGGATCTTTATGATCTTGTCGGTATTACCGGAAACTTTACAGATAATAAGTACGGCTGGGTGGATCTTGCTGGTGCTAAGGTCCACATGGTTCGTGGCGGAGGGTATTCTATATCCTTCCCAAGAGCCGAGCAGCTCGACTAGAAAGGGGGCGCCCCATGAGAAGAAAGGTAATCGTTATTTTGCTGGCTATTATGGCAACCTTCACATCATCATACGCGGATACATCTGAGTATGATTTCGGTGATAATGCGACTTGGGATTTTACGCATTACACTGGTGTGGAGTTTAAATCCGTTAAAGATCGCGAGGTTAGCGATAAAGAGGAAGAATACACAATCGACCTTAACGATTCATATTCTTACACAAGCCAGCCACAAGAGGAGGAAGTATCTGGTCATTGGGAGAGCCTTGGTGACGTGAGAGTCACAACATATTGCACAGCTTGCAACTCTCCGGCAGGACACGCGTCCGCAACAGGCAAGTATCTTGAGTACGGAGATGTTGCTTGTTCGTGGCTTCCGATGGGCACACATATTCTGATTGACGGTGAGGAGTTCACTGTTGTTGATGTGTGCGGGACAGAAGCCATCGATATTTTCTTAGACGGTCCGATTGATGAATGCATCTGCGACCGCAACTATTACACAGAAGTTTATATTTGGAAGGAGTAACGATGAACATTAAGAACGCTCTTACAAAAACCTTCGGCATGACCGCGCTTAAGGTCAGAAAAGTTGGTCCTGAATTCATGGTCGTAGGCGGCATTGTAGGTATTTCTGTTGCTACCTATATGCTGCTTAAAAAGGCGGACCAGGCCAGCGATATTCTGGACGAGCATAAAGACAGGACTGATGAGATCCGCGACAATGCTTCGGACGAAAAAAACCGGAAGAGACAAATGGCAAAAGCTTATGCTAAGACCGCCAAGGATTTTGCGAAAACTTACGGCCCGGCAGTAACTCTTTATGCGGCATCCTGCGCCAGCATCTTAGGTGGCCACAATATTGTCAGAAAGCGTTACGCAAGTGCTGCAGCTGCATATAAGGTGCTTGAGACGAGCTTTGATGAGTATAGAGACAGGGTCAAAGCTGCGTATGGCGAAGAAGCCGAGCGCGATATTCGCCACGGCGTAGAGAGGAAAGATATTACTGTGACGGAGGTCCAGGAAGATGGGACCGAGAAGGAAAAGAAAGTAAAAGGCGCTAAGGTTGTAAGTACGCCGAGCAAGTACGCCAAATTCTTCGACGAAGGTTCGCCCAATTGGGAAAAGAATCCCGAGTATAATCTCATGTTCCTCAAAGCCCAGCAGAATTATGTCAATGATCTGCTGCAAATCAGAGGGTATGTGTTTTTGAATGAGGTTTACCGTCTTCTTGGCATTCCCGAAACCTCCGAAGGACAGCTTGTAGGATGGGTAAAGGGCAATGGCGATGACTATATCGACTTTGGAATCTACGACTACTACAACGAGAAGCACAGAGACTTCGTCAATGGGTACGAGAATGTGGTTCTTCTCGACTTCAATGTTGATGGGATTATTTTCGACAAGATTTGAATGGCTGGGCTTTCCGCGCCCGGAGACGGATTCCATCCAATAGAGTTTTAGAAAGGAGCATACCATGAACATGGTTGAAAGACTTAGCATATTTGCAGCCGGCGCAGTCGTCGGCGTACTTGCGGCTAAGACATATTTTAGCACGAAGTATAAGCAGCAGGCGGAAGAAGAGATCCGCCAGATGCGGGACTATATTCAGAAGAAAGAGGCGCAGATCAAAGCCGAAGTGGAGGAGAAAGAGGAAACTTCCAGCCCTGACAACTTTGCATCACTCGCAAAAGATGAAGAGGCTAAGAGCGCATATTTCAAGTATGCAACGACCACGCCTATTACCGACATTAGCAAAGAGGATTTTGAGGAGATGAAAGAAAGACTTGCTGGCTCTGAGCATCCTGAAGAGGAGCATGACGAGCCGTATATTCTGACAGTTGAAGAGTTTGAAGATGGAAAGCCTGGGTATGATTCCATCGGGCTTTCATATTACAGAGGCGATGACTCGCTTGTAGATGACGCGGAAGAACTCGTAGATGTCGATGAGACCGTCGGCGAAGAGAATCTCGACGCCTTCAGAAGAAGTGATGCGGACTCGATCTATATTCGAAATGACCGCATCGGCGTAGACTATGAGATCATCGCAATCGATGGCAACTTCTACGACGATATTTTCACAGAAGGTGATGAGTAGTGAGTAAGTCTAATGAAATCAAGTACGACTACTGGATCTGGCTTAGAGGACTGATTGGTGCAAATGATCCGGAGAGCAAGCGGAGCACATATTTCACACTGCTTTGGAAGCTCCATGCCACCGAGTTCTACTGGACGGTGGAGCGTGATGCGAACCGCGCAAGCGACGGCAAAGACCTTCGGGAAGCTTTTGAGGACGCTACTGGAAAGGACAAGAGCGAGATCGATATTCCGTGCACACTTCTTGAAATGATGATAGCACTTGCAAGGCGATACGACGGAGAAGTTGGCGACATCAACTCAAGCAATGTGCCGGATATTTTCTGGGGAATGGTGGATCGTCTCGGGCTTTCCGGTATGGATGATGAGCACTATGATCCTGAGAAAGTGGACGATATTTTGACGAGATTCTTAGATCGTTCGTACGAAAAGGACGGATTTGGAGGGTTATTTCCGCTGGTTAATCCCAGAGAAGACCAGAGAAAAGTGGAGATTTGGTATCAAATGCAGGCGTATCTCATTGAAAACGCACCGAATTTTGTGTAAAAAGTGTGACATTTTTGAAAAAGTTGTGACAAAACTGATGCAGATTTTGGCGGTTGTAAGGACGAAAATTGGCCGAAAATTGCATTTTGTGACAAAAAAGTGTAACAAGTGTGACACTTTTGAAACGGTTTTGTCACACGAAAAACGTTGAAATTTCAACGTTTGTGGGCATTTTGTGACAAATGTTACACTTTTTTCTATACCCTCTTAATAGAAAAAAATTAATTATATAAAAGTTTTAGAACCCGTTTTGTTTTGCACTTTTGTCACAAACGTGCAAATTAGGGTTTTTAGGAGCAAACAGCATGGATTTTTACGAAATCAAAGAGCGTAATCCTAAGAAAGGAGTTATTCAGATCTGTCCGGATTTTAGCGTTAACCGTACGAAGGATCTTATGGTTCGAGGTAAATCTTTCTATGCTGTCTGGAATGAAGAATCTGGCATGTGGTCTACTGACGAGTATGATGTGCCAAGGATTGTAGATAGAGATCTATATTCTTACAGAGATGAGATGCTGAAGACGCGGCAGATTGATGGGATTGTTGAAGTAAAGTCTATGAAGGATTTTTCAACGAACTCCTGGGTCAACTTCCGTAGGTACATGAATCTTATTTCTGACAACTCACATCAGCTCGACTCCAAGCTTACGTTTGCCAATACGGAGGTGAAGAAGAAAGACTACGTAAGCAAGCGCTTGCCATATTCTTTAGAGGAAGGAGAGCATAATGCATGGGACGAGCTTATCGGAACCTTGTATGAGCCAGAGGAGCGAGCAAAGATTGAGTGGGCTATTGGAGCAATTGTCGCAGGCGATGCAAAGACTATTCAAAAGTTTATCGTCTTTTATGGAGAGGCTGGCGCAGGTAAGTCGACAGTTCTTAACATCATTCAGAAACTGTTTGAGGGATATTACACAACCTTTGAGGCAAAGGAGCTTGCATCGAACAACAACGCATTTTCCACGGAGGTGTTTAAGAACAATCCCCTTGTGGCGATTCAGCACGATGGCGACTTGTCGAAGATTGAGGACAACTCGAAACTTAACTCGATCGTATCGCACGAAGAGATGACAATGAATGAGAAGTATAAACCAAGCTACACAGCAAGGGCTAACTGCTTCTTATTTATGGCGACAAATAGGCCGGTCAAGATCACAGATGCAAAGTCCGGCATTATTAGAAGACTTATTGATGTTCGCCCAAGCGGCAACAGGATTCCGGCTAAGCGATATTTTGCGCTTATGAACCAGATAGACTTTGAGCTTGGTGCGATTGCATATTACTGCCTTGAAGTTTATAGGTCAATGGGCAAGAACTATTACAATAGTTACCGGCCTGTTGACATGATGCTCAAAACCGATGTCTTCTACAACTTTGTAGAAGCATACTATCCCATATTTAGAGAGCAGGATGGTACTTCCTTGAAGTCAGCGTACGAGATGTACAAGGAATACTGCGATGACTCTCTTGTTGGGTTTAAGCTTCCTCGTTATAAATTCCGGGAAGAGCTTAAGAACTACTTTGAGCATTTTTACGATCTCACTAGAATTGATGGAAAGCAAGTAAGAAGTTACTATGAAGGCTTTCTATATTCTAAGTTCACTCATCAAGAAGAGGTAAAAGAAGAACCACCATCAGCTTTAGTGCTTGATCAGGAGGTGTCTATATTTGATAAGGAGTTTGCGGATTGCCCCGCGCAGCTTGCGAATGAGAAAGAGACGCCGCAAAAGAAGTGGGACGATGTCACCACGACTCTAAAAGATATTGACACTGGCAAAGTGCACTACGTCAAACCTCCTGAGAATCATATTGTGATTGACTTCGACCTTAAAGATGAGAATGGTGAGAAATCTCTAGCAAGGAACCTGGAAGCAGCAAGCGCTTGGCCACCGACATATTCTGAAATCAGTAAGGGTGGTAATGGCCTTCATCTGCATTACACGTATGACGGCGATGTGAGCAAGCTCAGCCGCATATTTGATGAGAACATCGAGATAAAGGTCTTTACCGGAAAGTCGTCTCTTAGACGAAGGCTAACCAAATGCAATAACTTACCCGTCGCTCATATTTCGAGCGGTCTTCCATTGAAAGGAGGGAAGAATGTGGTAGATCATAACGCTATTAAGAGCGAGAAGCTCTTAAGGTTCATGATTGATAGGTGTCTTAAGAAGGAACACCATGGAGCCACTAAACCAGAAGTAGACTTCATATTTAAACTTCTTAACGATGCGTACAATGATGGACTCTCTTATGATGTGAGAGACTTAAGACCTGCTATATTAGCATTCGCCAACAATAGCTCCAACCAATCTTCATATTGTGTTGGTCTTGTAGCGAAGATGCCGTTCATGGGTAAAGACTTTGAGGAACAGAAAGTCAATGAAGAGCAGGTCGAGAGAACTAGGAACGATAACGCGCCGATTGTATTTTTCGATGTCGAAGTCTTTCCGAATTTGTTCGTTGTGGTTTGGAAGAAGGAAGATTGCGCGCCGGTTAAGATGATCAATCCGACTCCGGTTGAGATTGAGGATATTCTAAACTATAGGCTTGTAGGGTTTAACTGCAGACGGTACGACAATCATATTCTTTACGCCAGGATGCTTGGTAGAAGCAATAAAGAGCTTTATGAGCTTTCGCAGAGAATTGTTAATGGCAGCAGGAACGGAATGTTCTCGCAAGCATATAATCTCTCCTACGCTGATGTGTACGATTTTTCATCAAAGAAGCAAAGTCTTAAGAAGTTTGAGATTGAACTTGGTATTCATCACCAAGAACTTGGTCTTAAATGGGATGAACCTGTTAAGAAAGAGCTTTGGGATATTGTCGCAGATTACTGCGTTAACGATGTAGTGGCGACTGAGGAGGTGTTTAAAGCCAGAAAACAGGACTTTATCGCAAGAGAAGTGCTTGCCGATATTTCGGGGCTTACCGTTAATGACACGAATCAGATGCATACTGCTAAGATCATATTTGGTAATGACCAGCATCCGCAGAGTAAGTTTGTGTACACAGATCTCAGTGAGATGTTCCCAGGATACAGATTTGACGCCGGGCACAGCTACTATAGAGGTGAAGAACCTGGAGAAGGCGGGTATGTATATTCTGAACCAGGGATGTACACGAACGTCGCGCTTCTCGATATTGCGTCAATGCATCCGAACAGCATCATCAATCTTAATCTCTTCGGCCCGTATACGGATAACTTCAAGCAGCTTCTTGATGCAAGACTTGCTATTAAGCATCGAGAGTTTGACAAGGCAAAAACAATGCTTGGCGGCGCGCTTAGCCCATATCTTGAGAGCGAAGAGCAGGCAGATGCGCTCGCTTACGCGCTAAAGATAATTATTAATAGCGTGTATGGGCTGACCTCGGCCAAATTCGATAACAAATTTAGAGACCCCCGCAATAAAGACAACATCGTTGCCAAACGCGGGGCTTTATTTATGATTGAGCTTAAACATGCGGTCCAAGACAAAGGTTTTACGGTCGCGCATATTAAGACAGACTCTATTAAGATTCCTGACGCCACGCCTGAGATTATTCAGTTTGTAATGGATTTTGGCAAGAAGTACGGCTACACATTTGAACACGAGGCGACCTATGAAAAGATGTGTCTTGTGAATGACGCAGTTTATATTGCTAAGTATGATAATGGTAAATGGACCGCGACAGGAACCCAATTCCAGGTTCCGTATGTGTTCAAGACGTTATTTTCTAAGGAGCCAATTCTCTTCAGAGACATGTGCGAGACCAAAACTGTTACATCGGCACTATATTTGGACATGAACGAAGATCTTCCAGAAGGAGAGCACGATTACCATTTTGTTGGTAAAGCGGGACAGTTCTGCCCAATTAAAGCTGGATGTGGCGGCGGTCTTCTTATGCGAGAAAAAGATGGAAAGTATAACGCTGCCACGGGCACCAAAGGTTATAGGTGGCTGGAATCAGAGATGGTCGAGAAACTTGGTAAAGAGAAAGACATCGATACCGCATATTACAAAGCACTTGTTGATGCAGCGGTAAAAGATATTTCTTCTTATGGCGACTTCGAATGGTTTGCAGAATAGAAAGGAGCTAGACATGGCTAACAAAAACATTGTTATTGAGAATGCTAGAATCGGATTCCGAAATTTTAGTGGTAAGGAAGGAAAGTACAATCCTCCCGGAAGAAGGAACTTCTGTGTATTTTTAGACACGGATTTCGCTAAGGAGCTTGAAGCCGACGACTGGAATGTCAGATGGCTCAAACCTCGTGATGAAGATGAAGAGCCGCAGGCATATTTGCAGGTTGCTGTGAATTTCGACAATATTCCGCCTAAAGTAGTTCTGATTACATCCCACGGAAAGAATGTTCTTGATGAGGAACAGGTTGGGATGCTCGATTGGGCGGAGATTGAGAATGTAGATCTTATTATCCGTCCGTACAATTGGAGCGTTAACGGCAAGCAGGGCGTCAAAGCATATTTGAAGTCTCTTTATATCACAATTGTCGAAGATGAATTCGAATCTAAGTACTATGATGTGCCAGATTCGGCATCGACAGCAATCCAGCAGGATGATGACGTACCCTTTTAGGACATATTTGGAGGGCGATAACGTGGAACTTTACAAACACCAAGAAGCGGCGCTCAGTAAACTCAAAACTGGGTCTATATTGTGCGGCGGGGTTGGTTCTGGTAAGTCCCGAACCGCCCTTGCGTACTATTTTCTCAATGTTTGTGATGGGAGCCTTTATCTTAATGGTAAGGGCTCTTACCATCCTATGAGGAAACCGAAAGAACTTTATATCATTACGACTGCTAGAAAGCGGGATACGCTAGAGTGGGAGCAGGAATGTGTACCATTTTTACTTGAAATGGATCATGTTCATATTGACTCATGGAACAACATAGGCAAGTATGTAGGCGTCGAAGGCGCATTCTTCATATTTGACGAACAAAGAGTCGTTGGAAAAGGCGCTTGGGTGAAAGCATTTTTGAAGATTGCCAAGCAGAACGATTGGATTCTTCTTAGTGCTACGCCAGGAGATACATGGATGGACTATATTCCAGTCTTCGTCGCGAACGGGTTTTATAAGAACCGGTCAGAATTCGTTAGACGCCATGTAGTCTTTAATAGGTTTGTCAAATTTCCAAAAGTAGATCACTATGTTGAATGCGGGAGGCTTGTGAAGCTGAGGCAATCTATATTGGTGAACATGCGGTATGCGAAGAAGACCACTCCTCATAAGTCTATAGTAAGTGTCAGCTTTAACAAGGATATTTATGAACAAGCGGTCAAAGGCCGTTGGAACATGTTTGAGAATAGACCTATTAAAGACGTCTCGGAGTTATTTTACTTGATAAGAAGAATTACGAATAGCGATAGTTCTAGGATAGATGCGGTTAAGAAACTGATCCGAGAGCACCCTAAGTCGATCATTTTCTACAACTTCGATTATGAACTCGAGATCTTAAGGCATATTTGTGAGGATGAAAGAATCGACTATGGCGAGTGGAATGGACACAAGCATCAAAAGATACCAGAAACTAATTCGTGGGTATATTTGGTCCAGTACACTGCAGGAGCCGAAGGATGGAATTGTATAACCACGGATACAATCATATTCTACTCGCTTAACTACTCATACAAGATTATGGTTCAGGCGGCGGGGAGAATAGACAGAATGAATACGCCATATTCTGATCTTTACTATTACTATCTGCATTCGTCTTCCAGTATAGACAAAGGTATATTTAAAACGCTTGGCAATAAGCGGTCGTTTAACGAAAGTAGTTTTATGGAGGAGATGCATTGGAATACAGAACAATAGCACGATATCCTGACTATGAAGTAAACAGAGATGGCGAGATTAGGAGGAAGGCTACCAGTCATATTTTAAAACCTGTAGACACAGTGAGCGGTCACCCTAGAGTTAAAATAGATGGCCGGCTTGAGTACATTAGCAGGCTTGTCGCAGAGACATATTTGATGGGAAGTGATCTTCCGTATGTAATGCATAGAGACCATGACCCATCAAACAACTCTGTGCGCAATCTCATATGGGCTAGTAGAGGCGATATTCATAGATCTTTCTATGGCCTCGGCGCAGATTCTCCAGGCGGTGCAGAACCGCCAAAACCTGTCAGAATTATTGAGACTGAAGAGATATTTCCAAGTATACGTAGCTGTGCAAGAGCTATTGGAGGGACTCCTAGCGGGATTCGTGAACAGCTTAACGGGCGAATGGAAACCTATAAAGGGTATCACTTTGAACTAGTCGATATTTTCTAAGGTTCTATTCCCCTCGCAGGCAAAACATGCCCTCTTATAGGAGGAGAGAGAGTAACTCCTCCTTTTATTTTTGTGATAGGAGCTTAAATGTTAGAAAGAGACTTTCAAGCACAACTAATTAAAGAACTAAGAGTTCTATTCCCTGGCTGCATCATCATGAAGAACGACGCAAACTATATTCAGGGGATTCCGGACCTTATCGTTCTTTATAAAGACAAATGGGCTTCGCTCGAATGCAAAAAGAATAGGAAGGCATCTCGTCAACCGAACCAGGAATATTATGTGAAACTCATGAATGATATGTCATATTCTAGTTTCATCTATCCTGAGAACAAGAAGGAGGTCTTAGATGAACTTCAACAAGCATTCGGAGCTTGAAGGCCAACACGCATTTTTGAGCGCAAGCAAGTATCATTGGATCAACTATGATGCTGAGAAGCTTAAAACCTCTTATGAGCGATATTTAGCGGTTCAAAGAGGCACACGGCTTCACGCTTTCGCTTGTGAATGCATATTACTCGGGCAGAAGCTGCCCAAATCCAATAAAACTCTAAATCTTTACGTCAATGATGCAATAGGTTTTAAGATGACTCCGGAACAGGTTTTATATTATTCAGAGAACTGTTTCGGAACTGCAGATGCTATATCTTTCAATCGTGGAATGTTAAGGATCCACGACCTTAAGACTGGGGAGACGCCAGCATCCATGCACCAACTTGAAATCTATGCGGCGTTATTTTGTTTAGAGTACAAAACAGAACCTAAAGATATTGATATGGAGCTCAGACTCTATCAGTCAGATAAAGTTCTTGTTCACTCACCTCAATCCGACGATATTTTGAGAATCGCTGATAAAATAGTCGAATTTGATAAAGAGATTGACAAGCTTAAATGAGGTATATTTTCATGTACACTGATGAATTGTTTCATTATGGAACCCCACAAAGATTTGATTTCGATACGCAGGGTTCTGGGCGTTATAGACAAGGATCTGGGGAAAACCCATATCAACATGGTGGCGGTTTTAGAGCTAATGTCGCTGCTTTAAGAAAACAAGGTCTGACTGATAAAGAAATTGCTCAGGGATATGGCATGAGCATTCGCGAATTTCGGCAACAGATTTCTATCGAGAAAGCCCAAGAAACCGAAGCTCGTAGAGCAAAGGCTGTAAGATTGAGAGACAAAGGATATTCCAATGTTGCGGCTGCTAAAATAATGGGTATTCCGGAGTCTACTTATCGAAATCTTTTAAAACCTGTCGAAAATGACAGAGCAGAACAGCTTCGAGTCACTAGCGATATTTTAAGAGATAGTGTTGATAAAAAAGGGTTCATTGATATAGGTGCTGGCGTAGAACTTGAAATGAACGTAAAAAGAACTAAATTTGACGCTGCGGTAAAACAGTTAGTCAACGAAGGCTATACGGTTCATAAAGTTCAAGTCGATCAACTTGGGTCTATTGGGAATAAAACCACGATCAAGGTACTTGCTCCGCCTGGAACACAGTGGAAAGACGTGGCACAAAACATGGATAAGATTCAGACCGTCACGGATTATATTTCAGATGACGGCAAAACTCGTCTTGGTATCAAACCTCCTAAAAGTATATCTTCAGACAGAGTTCGAATAAGATACGCCGAAGATGGTGGCGTTGATAAAGATGGAGTTATCGAATTAAGGCGAGGAGTTGATGATCTCTCGTTAGGGGCTTCAAGATATGCACAAGTTCGAATAGCGGTCGATGGAACTCATTATCTTAAAGGCATGGCCATCTATTCTGATGACATGCCAAACGGTGTCGACATCATATTTAACACGAACAAATCTAAGTCAGTTCCAATGATAGGTGACGGTGATTCTGTATTAAAAAAGATGAAGCGGACCACCGATGGCAAGATTGATTCAGATAATCCATTTGGTGCGACAATAAGCAGACAACATGGGTGTCTAAATATCGTTAACGAAGAAGGCAAATGGGGCGATTGGAAAAAATCGCTTTCTTCTCAGATGCTCTCAAAGCAGGATAAATCTCTTATTCGCAACCAACTTAGCTTGGCGTATGAAAAGAGAGCAAATGAGTATAAGGATATTTCAAATTTAACGAATCCTGCTGTAAAAAAGAAATTGCTAGAATCGTTTGCGGATTCTTGTGATTCGGATGCCGTACATTTGAACGCCGCTGCTCTTCCGAGACAATCTTCGCAAGTAATTCTACCTTTAACTACTATAAAGGATAATGAGATATTTGCACCAAACTATAAGAATGGTGAAGAAGTTGTTCTTATTCGTTATCCTCATGGTGGCATATTTGAAATACCCCGTTTGAAGGTTAACAACAATAATAAAGAAGGTCTTAAAGTATTAACAAATACTGCTAGAGACGCGGTCGGAATCAATAGCCATGTTGCGGAGCGTTTATCCGGTGCCGATTTCGATGGCGACACCGTACTGGTTATTCCAGTCAATGACAAAGTAAAAATAAAAACCGCGCCACCATTAACTGGTCTTAAGGATTTTAATCCTAGAGAACAGTATAAGGGTTATGAAGGAATGAAAGTTATTTCTTCGTCCCAAAAGCAAAAGGAAATGGGCGTAGTATCAAATCTTATTACTGATATGACCCTAAAAGGCGCAACTTCGGATGAAATTGCACGTGCAGTAAGGCATTCGATGGTAGTTATTGATGCTGAAAAACATAAGCTCGACTGGAAGAGGAGCTACGAAGAGAATAATATTTCGGAGTTAAAGAGGCGGTACCAAGATAATGGCAACGGAAAATATGGTGCCTCCACTCTTATTTCGCGAGCCAAGTCCGAAGAGAGGGTTCCTCAAAGAAGCGCATATTTCCACATTAATAAAAGAGGAACAAAGTATTGGGATCCGTCTAAACCAGAAGGCGCTAAATTATATTCTGAAACCGGAAGAACTTACAAAAAAGTAAAACGCGATCCTGAAACAAAAGAAATATTAAAAGACAAAGATGGCAAAGCCATCATAACTATCGAGCCTAGAATGACTAAATCCACAAAGATGGAGGAGGCATTTAATAGAGGGCTTGATGCATATTCATTATCCTCCGGGACTGCCAAAGAAGCATTGTACGCCGACTACGCAAACAAACTTAAAGCATTATCTAATCAAGCGCGTAAGGATTCTATTTCTATAAAGACTACCCCATATTCTAAGAATGCACGGGATGTATATTCGAAGGAGGTATCCTCCCTCAATGCGAAACTTAACATTGCTAAAAAGAACGCCCCGCGCGAGAGACAAGCTCAAATTCTAGCAAACTCAGTAGTCAAAGAGAAACGTAGGGAGAATCCTAATATGGATAAGGATGACCTTAAGAAATGTAGAGTTCAGGCGTTAGATACTGCGCGAAATAGAATGGGCTCATCTAGCAGAAAGACCAGAAACATCGATATTAGTCCTCGAGAATGGGAAGCCATACAAGCCGGCGCTGTTAACAAAACAATGCTTGATGACATCCTTAAGAACACTGATCTTGATTCCATCAAACAATTGGCAACACCTCGTAATACGCCTACAATGACGCAAGCCAAGATCAACAGAGCAAAATCTATGGCCGCATCCGGATATACCAATGCCCAGATTGCTGATATTCTAGGCGTATCAACATCAACAGTTTCTAAAGCCATTAACGAATAGAAAGGGATGATATTTTGGCGCAATGTATGCTGACTACAGAAGACAATCCATTCGATCCCTTTGAACAGTTTGATGAATGGTTTGCTTATGATGAACAAAAAGGTTATCACACTTGTTCGTATCTTGATCGAATTGCAAAGACTTCAATTAATCTTTCAGATGCTGATTATGAAGTTGAAATTGAAAACGCGATAGACGAGATCTGCAGATTGAACATTCTAGGAATCTATAAGAAAGTCACCAAATGATATTTGGGCCTGCAAATCCAATTTGGACATAGAGGGGGGTCCTTTCAAAACATACCCCCCTCCTAAATCGCGCCGGTCCTAAAAAATTCCCCGGGGGTAAAATTTAGGTGACTCTTATGGGGCTATCATGGTATTTAAGTCTTAAATCACCTCTCTAAAACTTGGTTAGAAGTAGGTGGGCTCCTTTCAAGAGATGTACATAACTGCAACTGTTCCGTGTGATAGCCTCATAAGAGTTATCTAAACTATATTTAAAGTGTATGAAAAGAGTTGGAATGGAGTGTTTTAGGAGTGGAGAAGAAGACAAAGCGTAAGATGCGTCCGGCATCTACTCCGGAAGCACGGGAGAATCAGCTTATATCCATGGCTTATGATCTGGCCGAGGAAAGAATGCGTAATGGTACTGCAACCTCGCAGGAGATTACGCATTTTCTTAAGCTTGGATCAGAGAAGTCCAGGATGGAAGCTGAGAAATTACGTAAGGAAGTAGAACTACTTAAAGCTAAGACCGAAGTGCTCGAGTCAAGCAAGGTCGCTGAGGAATTATATTCTAGGGCAATTGATGCGATGCGTCGGTATAGCGGTCATGGAGATGAACAATGAGTGATTATTTAATTCATTACGGTGTAAAAGGAATGAAGTGGGGCGTAAGGAAAGACGGGCGAGAAAACTGGAAGAAAAAAGAATCCCGTATTGAAGCACGCGCAAAAAGACGCGAAGCTAAAGGGCATAAATATTTAGCTCAAAAGAAAGAGTATAGAGAGAAGAAAAAGTTATACGATAAGTATGGGGTTAATCAAGATTTTGAAACAAAACATACGCGAAATCTGATATACAGTAACGGCGAAGCGACATTTAAAAGTAAAATGGTCGTTTATAAGGATGTTATTGTGAAAGATATGGGCGGCACAGCCGAATTTAAATTCCCTAATGGGAAGGTTCAAACTTGGAAGTACTACGATTCTGAACATATAACGAAGAAAATCGCAGATCAATATGGTGATGTGGCGGCTAAAGAGTTTCGTAATAGCTACAAACACAAATGAGAACCTACCACGAACTAATAATGCTCCCAACTTTCGAGGAGCGTTTTTTGTATCTTAAGCTTAACGCGCAAGTAGGCGAAGACACCTTTGGGTTTGATCGCTGGCTAAATCAGCAGTTCTACACATCAAAGGAGTGGCGCGATATTAGAAACTTTGTCATCACTCGCGACTATGGCTGCGATCTTTCAATGCCAGGCCATGAGATTCCGAACGGCGTGCATATTTTGGTTCATCATATGAACCCAATCTCAAAGGATGATGTGGTGGAGCATACGGACCTTTTGCTTAATCCCGACTATTTGATCTCAACAATCAAATCCACGCATGATGCGATTCACTATGGAACCGATATTCCGAAGACAGATTTTAATGAACGAACTAGAAATGACACAATACCTTGGAGATGAGAAATGAGTGATTATTTAATCCACTACGGTGTTAAGGGTATGAAATGGGGTGTGAGACATGATAGAGAACGGGCGGGGGTGTATAGAGTTTCTTCTAGGCAAGTAACTAGAAGAAATAATAAGTATAAAAACCTGAATCGTTCCTTTCATAAGACGAACGATTCTAGCGATCAAAATAATAAATCCTCTAGATTGCATCTCACAGATAAACAAAAGAGATATCTAAAAATCGGTGCTGCAGTGGTTGCCACCGGTCTCATCGCATATGGCAGTTATAGATTATATAAAAAAGTAAGCCCGGATTTTCGTCAATATAGTCTAAAAGCCCAAGCGAAAATGAGAATGGAGATGGAGTCATCTAAAGGAAAGCCATTCGATCCGTTCAAAAGTTTAGAAGTTGTAAACCCGACAAAAATCTCACAATCAGGTAAAGATTTACTGTTTAGAAAAGGGGCTAAGTTAGAAGACCTAGATGTTGCGGATATTCTTAAATATAGAAGTGATTTAATAAATGGAAGATTTTCGAACTGCGCAAAATGTACTATTGCCGCTGATATGCGTTCCAGAGGATATGATGTGGTCGCTGGTTCTTCGGCGATCGGGCAACCCCCAAGCAGAATGTTTCATTATTATAAGAATTCTGTGACGTTGGATATCAACGGTCGACAAGTGGGCATAATGCCCGGTCAATCGTTAGCATCTAGGGAGTCAACGGCGAGCGATACTGATTCGATCATTAGGCAATTAAAAGGTTTGGATCAGAAAAAAATGCATGTAGTTGCTAAGAAATGGAGCCCTGTCGAGGCTAAAACAAGAACGATATCGACTATATTATCGATGGGGGAAGGCGCTTCAGGAGACATAACGTTAAGATCAAGGGGTTATAAATCTGGTCATTCTATGTATTTTAAGGTTATTAATAACCGAGTAAGAGTGTTCGATTATCAGACAGGCCTTTCTTTTGATGCCGAAAAAGAATTCTTTTCTACAAAAAATAATTACTTTTCTGACTGGGATTTTAATACCGTTCATATGACCAGACTCGATAACATCGAGCCCGATATAAATGAAATGCTACGTTGGAACATAATAAAACCGAGAGGCGGCACGAAATGATTAGCTCTATTTATAAGCATTATTTAAGAGAAAGATACTCAAGGTTTATTGGATATACTCTAGTCGATGTTTATAAAAATACAAGCATGGGACAAAATTGTTTTATCTTTGTTTTTAATAACAAAGATTCGATTCGAAATCTTGTTATTTTTGATGACGGACGTGCGTCTTTAGTAGACGGCCTGCCCGCAGAAGTATTGATTAGAAGCTCTATAAAATCCACATTAAACGAGGTTAAATCTGCTTGATTATTAGTAAGAAGGGTTTATAAATGTCCAGCATTCTAAATTCAGTAAAAAAGAAGCTCGGGCCAACTGGAGAGTACAAGTATTTCGATAGTGACATCATCGACCACATCAATTCGACTTTCGATATTTTAACCCAGCTTGGTTTAGGCCCAAAAGAAGGTTTTAGTATCGAAGATGAATCAACAGAGTGGGATGATTACACTACTGATGGCAAAGTTCTTCAGGCAGTTCGAACTTACGTCTTTTTAAAAGTGAAACTATATTTTGATCCGCCTACAAATGGCACGCTCATGGAAGCTGTTAAAAACCAGATTAGCGAACTTGAGTGGCGTCTTAACGTTATGGCGGAGACCCCAAACGAAGATATTGGAGGATAGACCATGACCCATGATTATTTGGTGCACTACGGTGTAAAAGGAATGAAGTGGGGCGTGCGTAAGAGTCGTCCCAGTACGGGACAAAGACGACGTACTAAAAAGACGCCGGAGCAAAAGAAAGCATTTAGGAATCGTCTTCTTAACCAGAACATTAAAGGCGGCAAAGATAAACCCCCCGTTTCTCCGGCTGAGAGAATGATTTCCGAGAGTCGTAAATCCATAGACTCGACAAGCGGGATTTTAAAGCGGCTCTCTGATAGAAAGAAAAGCAGACAAGCGTTTAATTCCAATGTTAAAAAGATGTCTAATAGCGAGCTTCAAACACGAATTAATCGCTTAAATCTTGAGAAACAGTATAAACGTCTTGTCTATGAAGACACCCACACCGGTTTTGACACCGCTGCGGATATTTTAGACACGATGGGTGACGTTCTTGTCGTTGCTGGCGGCGTAGTAACTGTCGCGGCGACAGTTAATAAACTTAGAAAATGAGGGGTATACAATGAGTGACTATTTAATTCATTACGGAGTCAAAGGTATGAAATGGGGCGTGAGGAAAGAACGTCCGTATTCAGGGAGTAGAAGAGCATTTCGACAGGCGAATAGAGAGTATAGTAAATCGTATAACAAAGCGTATAACTACTCAGCTACACATCCCGTTCGTCAGTTTGTTAAAGGTTCTAAATGGCAGAAAGAATCAGACAGACGTTGGAACGACGCTTACGATAAAGCCGTAGCTCGCAACAAAGCAAGAGCTAAATATAAGCAGGAAAAGAAAGCCTATAAAAAAGAGCATCCGATGTCTAATGGAAAGAAAGCCGCTATTGCTGCTGGCGTAGGTATCGCGGTAGCCGGTACGGTTCTTGCGGTTTACGGCAAAAAGAAATACGGATCGCTTAATCCTAAAAAGATGAAAGCAGCTAAAGAGATTGCTAACCGTATTAGCGGCAGGAGTAATGAAAAGGCTTTGAAGTCTATTCAAAAGACATACTCTGCTAACAAACGCGGCACTTTTTACAAAATGGGCGAATATAATAAAAATCCATTTAGTAATAAATCCAGAAGATTAGATGAACGTTTAAATATTTATGATAGAGCCAAATCTGACAATTTTGTTAGAGCTGAAAACAACAATCTAGCTTTCGAACGGTACCTTGATAGTAACGGCCGCTACGGACGAGAATTCGTTAGAAGAAATTATAGAGGGTAAAAAATGTCTTTATCGAACACAGCAACGCCGTACTACTACGGACAGTTCCGCGATGCTGTGATTCGCGGAGAGATACCAGTCAATCAGGAAATCTCTATGGAGATGAACAGAATTGACCAGCTTATAGCAAATCCTGGAGTATACTACGACAGCGAAGCCATTAATGGTTATGTGGCATTTTGTGAAGAGGAGCTCACTCTTACTGATGGATCGGATCTTAATCTTCTTGACACCTTCAAACTCTGGGCGGAGCAAATATTTGGCTGGTATTATTTTGTAGAGCGCAGCGTTTATGAGCCAAATGAAGATGGTCATGGCGGGCATTATGTCCGTAAGATGATTAAAAAAAGGCTTATTAATAAGCAGTTTTTAATCGTCGCCAGAGGCGCTGCTAAATCAATGTATGCCAGTACGCTTCAAAACTATTTTCTTAATGTCGACACCTCCACAACTCATCAGATAACAACTTCTCCTACTATGAAACAGTCAGAAGAGGTGTTATCGCCAATTAGAACATCTATTACGCGGGCAAGAGGCCCGCTTTTTCAGTTTTTAACAGAAGGATCGCTTCAGAACACAACAGGGTCGAAAGCAAACCGGACAAAACTCGCATCAACTAAAAAAGGAGTGGAAAACTTTCTCACAGGTTCACTTCTTGAAATCAGGCCAATGAGAATAGACAAACTCCAAGGCCTTAGATGTAAGGTGGCAACAGTTGACGAGTGGCTTTCCGGAGATGTAAGAGAAGATCCTATCGGCGCAATTGAGCAAGGCGCATCTAAAATCGATGACTATCTCATTGTGGCGACAAGCTCTGAAGGAACTGTTAGAAATGGCAGCGGTGACACTATCAAAATGGAACTGATGGATATCCTAAAAGGAGAGTACGTCAACCCGCATGTGTCCATCTGGTATTACAAGCTTGATGATGTGAAGGAAGTAGCTAAGCCTGAGATGTGGCTTAAAGCTAATCCTAATCTAGGGAAGACCGTTACCTACGAGACGTACCAGCTTGATGTGGAGCGTGCAGAGAAAGCGCCAGCTGCAAGAAACGATATCCTTGCGAAACGGTTTGGCATTCCTATGGAAGGTTATACCTACTTCTTTACGTATGAGGAAACACTTCCGCATAGAAGCAGAAAGTTTTGGGAAATGCCATGCGCTCTTGGCGCAGATCTTTCGCAAGGCGATGACTTCTGTGCGTTTACTTTCCTTTTCCCATTAAACGACGGGTGCTTTGGTGTTAAGACAAGAAGTTACATTACTTCTCTTACGCTTATGAAGCTTCCCGGTGCAATGCGTAACAAATACGAGGAATTCATCAACGAAGGGAGTCTCATTGTTCTTGATGGGACGGTTCTCGACATGATGGAAGTTTACGAAGACCTCGACCAGCACATTATCGATTCTTCTTATGATGTACGCTGTTTCGGATTTGACCCATATAATGCAAAAGAATTCGTCGAACGATGGGAATCTGAGAATGGCCCATTTGGTATCGAGAAGGTAAAGCAAGGGGCTAAGACCGAGACCGTCCCTCTTGGTGAGCTAAAGAAAATGGCAGAAGAGCGGATGCTGCTATTCGATGAAGCGCTTATGACTTTTGCTATGGGAAACTGTATCACACTTGAGGATACAAATGGTAATAGAAAGCTTCTTAAGAAACGAAGAGATCAAAAGATAGATAACGTGGCGGCCATGATGGACGCATATGTCGCATATAAGGCGAACAAGGACGCCTTTGAATAACTATCAAAATGGGAGATTATTTAATTCACTACGGCGTCAAAGGTATGAAGTGGGGCGTGCGAAGGTACCAACCATATTCCGTACGGGGACGCCTTGGCGGAAGAACTGGGCGATTTGTAGGCCAGTATAGAGCTACTGGCAATACCCAAACGCCCAAAACGCGAACCGCGCGAAGCGTGAGGCAGTCAAACGCCAAGAAAGTTCTAAAAGGCGCGGCAATTGTGGCAGGAAGTGCAGTGGTCGCAGTTGGCGCATATAAAGCGTCAAAGTATTTTAAGACGCCAGAAGGTCGTAGAAAACTTAGTAAAGGTGCCGAATGGACAAAAGAAAAACTAATAAATGCCCATTACAACACCCAAAACGCTAGACGCGTAGTGCGAACCGCTACAAGAGTTCCGAGGACTGCTTTGAGGTCTCTTCCTGGCGGGAAAGCGGCAGTGGCGACTCTTGGCGTGGCGTCTACGGTTTCGGATATTAACACGACTCGCCAATGGGCCCAAAAGACGCATAAACAAGGCAAGATTACCAAGAAAGATGTTAAGGATTTAGCAATCGATATCGCCAACCCAATTCCTGACAATATTCCTGGTTTAAATCGAAAGACGAAACGTAGGAGATAAAATGGCTTATTATTCTATAACCGAAAGGCTGAAAAACGCCTGGAATGCCTTTGCTAGTAGGGACCCCACGCCGGCCCCTTTTTCTTATGGCATGGGGTATTCCATGCGCCCAGACAGGCGCAGATTAACACGAGGTAATGATCGTTCGATAGTGACGGCCATTTACAATCGTATCGCAATAGACGTAGCTGCTGTGTCTATCAAACATGTTCGTCTTAATGATGAAGGGCGGTATGTTGGTGATATTGATTCGGGGCTAAACAATTGCTTATCAGTCGAGGCCAACATTGATCAAACAGGACGAGGTTTTATCCAAGATCTCGTTCTTTCTATGCTCGATGAAGGTTCTGTGGCCGCAGTTCCAATCGACACGACACTTGATCCATATAAAACCGGATCGTATGATATTCAGACTATCCGAACAGGTAAGATCACTGAGTGGATGCCAGAATATATTCGCGTAAACGTTTATAACGATCGCACTGGACGACATCAGGATCTTATTGTTCCTAAACGTACGGCCGCGATTTTGGAAAATCCGCTTTATGCGGTAATGAATGAGCCTAACTCAACTTTGCAAAGGCTTATTAGAAAGTTAAATCTACTTGATACCATCGACGAACAAACCGGCGCAGGAAAACTCGATCTTATTATTCAGCTTCCTTATGTTATTAAAACCGACGCTAGAAAGAAGCAGGCGGAAGCAAGAAGGCAAGACATCGAGATGCAGCTTGCGAGCTCAAAGTATGGTATCGCATACACAGATGGTACGGAAAGGATTACTCAGCTCAATCGATCTGTCGACAACCAGTTGCTGAATCAGGTAGAAACACTAACGAGTACGCTATACGGCCAGTTAGGAATTACTGAGGAAGTAATGAAGGGCACGGCAGATGAGAAAACGATGCTGAATTATTACAACCGAACCATCGAACCGATTCTGTCGACTATAACTGATGAGTTCATTCGAAAGTTCTTAACCAAGACCGCTCGGTCCCAACATCAGTCGATTAAGTTCTTTAAAGATCCATTTAAACTCGTTCCGATAAACAATATTGCAGATATTGCAGATAAGTTTACGAGAAACGAGATTATGACACCAAACGAGATTCGTCAGGTTGTCGGAATGAAACCTTCTGCTGATGCGTCAGCCGATGAACTTAGGAACCGGAACATCAATCAGGCTTCTGAGGAAATGCCAGTTGGTGAATACCCGCCTGAAGATGAATATCAGGAAGAAGCATATCCAGAAGAGAATGAAGAACTTCCTGAGAATCCGATGGATATGCCGATTTCAGCTATTAGTTAATGTTTGACAGAATTGAAATGAGGAGAAATTCAAAATGGGAGAAACCTATGATTTCAGTGGTTGGGCCACTCGAAATGATTTGAAGTGCTCTGATGGTCGCACAATTCGTCAGGACGCTTTCATCGACAACGATGGCCAGACGGTTCCTCTTGTATGGCAGCATCTGCATGACGAGCCTGTAAATGTTCTTGGGCATGCTCTTCTTAAGAATGAAACGGAAGGCGTAAGAGCATTCGGCAAGTTTAATAACACAGAAGCTGGTCAGCTGGCAAAGGAACTTGTTGAAAATGGCGACATTAAGTCGCTTTCTATTTACGCGAACAAATTGAAGCAGAAGGGCGGCGATGTTCTTCATGGCCAGATTCGCGAAGTAAGTTTGGTGCTTGCCGGCGCTAATCCGGGTGCGTATATCGATTACCCGATTCTTGCTCACGGTGAGGACGAAGAAGCAGACGAGGCCGTGATCTATACCGGTTTCGATATTGCACTTTCTCATGCGGATGAGGAAGAAACAGAAGAAAAGGAAACTCAGGAAGAAGCACCGGAAAAAGAAACAAAAGAAGAAATTTCTGTTGACGATGAGTCTCTTGAGCATTCCGAAGAAGCACCCAAGGAGGACAAAAAGATGGCCGACGAGAAGACCGTAAAAGAAGTATTTGATGAGCTCACTGAAGAGCAGAAAAATGTTGTTTATTTCATGATTGGTCAGGCGCTGGAAGATGCTGGCGTTTCTGGCGACGAAGCCGAAGAAGGAGAAGAAATGAAGCATAACGTATTTGACAATGAGTATGATGGCATGGACAGCTACCTCAGCCACTCTGATATGGAAGCCATTTTCGCTGATGCTAAGAGACTTGGATCTCTGAAAGACGCTGTCGAAGAACATCTCGAAGGTGGCGTTCTGGCTCATGCGGCTGACGAGTACGGTATCGAATATTCCACTGGTAATCAGCAGTATTTCGTAAACCAGCCTGATTTCCTGTTCCCGGAAGCAAAGGCTATGAACAACCCGCCGGACTGGATCAAGAGAAACACTGACTGGGTCAGCGTCTTCATGAATGGTGTTCATCACACACCGTTCAGCCGTATTAAGAGCGTCTACGCCAACATCACCGAGGATGATGCGAGAGCGAAGGGTTATCTCAAAGGTAAGATGAAGAAGGAAGAGTTCTTCACTCTGCTGAAGCGTACCACCACTCCGCAGACCATCTACAAGAAACAGAAGATGGACCGTGACGACATGATTGACATCACCGATTTCGACGTCGTTGCATGGCTGAAGGGCGAAATGCGTATCATGCTGGACGAGGAAATTGCTCGTGCTTGCCTGATCGGCGACGGCAGAGACACTTCCTCCGACGATCATATCTCTGAAGACCACATTCGCCCGATTTGGAAGGATGCTGACCTGTTCTCCGTTAAGCTGACCGTTGCGCAGGATCCTGATCCGGCAGTTGTCGCTAAGAACTTCATTACCACAGCTATCCGCGGAAGAAAGCAGTACAAGGGCTCCGGTAACCCGATCCTGTTCACCACAGAAGACATGCTGACTGAGATGCTGCTGCTCGAAGATAAGATGGGTCGTCCGATGTACGAGACCGAAGCGGCTCTGGCAACAAAACTTAGAGTTTCTAAGATCGTCACCGTTGAGGTTATGGAGAACCAGACAAGAGCCGGCAAGAAGCTGGCTGGCATCATCGTCAATCTGAACGACTATAACATCGGCGCTGATAAGGGCGGTGCAGTCAACATGTTTGACGACTTCGACATCGACTACAACCAGCAGAAGTACCTGATCGAGACCAGATGTTCCGGCGCTCTGATCAAGCCG